AGTGAAAAAACAAAATAATTATAGAAAAAATGTTATTTGATGAATTAGTAGTTGTCGCACAAGATATCTTCAGTACATATAATATTACAAAAGAGTCAATTGATATGGCAAATAAAAAGGCAACAGAATTAAAAGCCATATATAAAGAAATATATGGTCCGTATTATAACCCTGAGGGTTCAAGTGACCCGAAGGTTTTAAGTGACCCGGAGGTTTTAAGTGTTGATAAACCGAATGTCCCTGACCCTGACGCTGACGCTGTCCCTGACGCTGACGCTGTCCCTGACCCTGCCCCTGTCCCTGCCTTGAATCGAAAGTTACCATTAAATTTAAATCTCGGTGTCAGGCCCGCGGGCGCTGGCGCGGGCGGAACTTTGAAAAAATTGAAACGCCTAAATAAAAAAAAGCCCCATAAATGAATCGCTGGTTTGATTTCGATGAATTGGTTGCGGAGTGTGTGTATCGTTACGGACATTTTACCTTATATATACTATCTACTAGTGAATATCAAAACTATCACACCTATTATTTGGCCCATCAGTGGATAAAACGTAATCCGAATGAAGGGATAGAACGTCCAATTCAACGTTCGGTTAGCGAACTTATGTCAAAAGAAATGGTTGACATAATTCATATGCGAAGTATTACTCTTGAAGTATGGGAAATTATGGAGAACTATTCGTTGAATGAACTAAAGAAACTGGTGTCTCGTAATTATTATCCAGTGGGTACTATCGTTTATAAGCCATTCAAAAAGAACTGGGCAAAAGCCTATTTAGAGACGTTTAAATGGAGTTTCAACGTATTTGCGATTCGTAGTCATTTGAACGACGATGTGCTACGAAAGATTAAGACGTTTTGTAAATTTTAATATAAAAAAATATCAAATATATTAATATGTCAATAGAATCAAATATGGTTAATATGTCAATAGAATCAAATATGGTTAATGAGCTTGATAAAATTGTAAAAGAAATAACAGAATTATTCAAAAAATATAATGAATTACTAGTTGAACTTAAAAAAGAAGAAACGGTTACTTATGGACCAGTTATTTATACCACATTAAAAGGAGTTCCATATTAATAAAAAGGAACCTACTTTTTTATTTTGAAATATAAAAATTGAAATGAATTAAAAATAGTATATGTTGTAAAGATGGAGATTTACAGCAATTACGTGTACAACAACTATGCCGACAACAACGATCGTCAAGCAATGATTAATATGCTAAACGCGATTCATGAGTTGAACTTAACTATTTGGTTGCGAGAATTCAATCATCCAAATGGGCTTGTATTTGGTGGTGGGGAAATCTATAATAATTTAATGAACCATCCCTTAGTGAATGAATCTGGACATTCGGGCGCAAGTGGCGCGTGTTGTGCTAGACGGTGTCAGTATATTTTACAAAACGTAATCGTACCTTACGCACAATAAACTTCTTGAAGTTCTATAAAATATTTTTTATCGGTTTCGTTCATACCTATTTCATCCAGATGGCGTGTATTCATAATAGTGATACAAAATAGGTCAATTTGTTCGGATAGAAACAATGTGATGTAATGACCCAGTCCAAATTTATATAAGTAAAATGTTAATGACGCATCTTTGAATTCGGCATAATCTATTTCGAAACCGGCGCTAGTAATGTAGTAAGCCATATAATAAAAAATATAGGGTATTATTTTCAATTTTTTATTAGATCCTAGTTACAGGTTTAGACCCGTGTGTTTGTAAATATCCAGCAACCAAATCGCCATCAGGTCCGTTGGGAACTTTATATCCTGTTTGAAAAGGTTTGTTGCTTCGATATTCATATATAGGGTCTCCAATTGTAGCACCTTTTTCTATAAGTAATTTAACTATTTCAAGAGAACCTATCATAGACGCAACTTCTAGAGGAGTTCCGCAACGTTTTTCTTCTCTATAATTTCCATTTCTACATTCTTTGGACCCATTAGGCATTATAAATAATTTATGACTACCCTCAACATATAGATAAGACTCCTGATTTACATTTGCTCCGACATCTAATAGTTTTTTTACATTTTTTATATTTTTAGAATAAATAGCGTAATGAAGCGCAGAATATTTCTCACTTTCAATCTCTACACCTTGCTCTATGAAATAATCTAAAGAATTTGTATCTAACATAGCACAATGTGCTAATAATCTACTATTTGTTCCGCCTATTCCATTGTAAAATAACCCGCTTGATTGGGGTTTGTATTCAGTATTATAAATATCTTGTAAATGAGGGTATGTTACCATACACCGAACAATTTCGCTAAGTTGATCCACTTGTTTTTGAAGTGCGTCACATTGGTCTACTTGTTTTTGAAGTGCGTCACATTGTTCTTGTTGTTGGGCGATTTTTTTTTCACAAATAGAGACATAATGCTTCATATCTGCTTTGACTTGTTGGGGTGTAAGATTGGCGTCACGTTGTGCTTCTGCTTCTGCTTCCAATTGTTGGTCCAAAATGATTTTATCTAGTAAAGCTTGGGCATACTTTTTCAGAATGGGTCGGGTCTTTTTGGTTCCATTGGCATAAGGTTCGGGATCAATATTGATTGGAGCAATGGTCGTTTCGTACGCTTCATCGTCTTCGCAGAACTCCCTATAACTATCGCTTAAGGTCTTGATAGAATCGTGACTAAGTTCGGCACCGACCATTGTAGCAACTGGGATAGAAAGTTCGGACATGATTGTAAATGTTTTAAATATCTATTTCAATTTTATCATTCGATAATATTAACGAATGGAGTTTTACCAAACGCTTTATATCCGATATGGATTGAAGTCATAACCATAATAATAAACAATATTTTATAAATATCTCTTTCAGTTATAATATTTCTAGTAGATAAATACGAACCTATAAAAATACCAATTGTGGAACCTATCATTGACCAAAATATAATAAACCAATTCACAAACCCTTCTTTATAATATAAATAAAATCCAGGCAATGATTGTGGAATAAGTTGTAGGGCAAGTCCTACCGCAATGGTTGTTTTAATAGGGACTCCATAAGAAACTAAAAAGGGTATAAACAATACACCAGCTCCTATGCCAACTAATCCAATAGTGATACCAGTAATAATACCAATCATTGTATATACTAATTGGTCTCTATACATTTATATAATTACAATAAAATAATATAGGGGCGAATCGCCAAAAAAATACCAACCCATTACCATAATAGAGAACATCGCACTGTATAAATCGGTGGCCTTTTTTCGCAATACTAGAAATGAGTCTGAAAATCAAGAAATGAGTCAAAAAAAATATTAGGTAATCTATTTAGTTCGGTTTGCCCAACTAAGCAGGTCACCAAACTTTACTACCTTTTCATATCCATTTTCATTTGTATTGTCAATTAGTCCACACGCCGTCCAGAATCCGTTACTGGCATCTGTGTCAATGTATAAACATGTGATATCTGGCCATTTCAATACACCTAATAGTAGCGCCATCATTCGCCTTGAACATTCGCGCCCTCTGATAGAATCATCTACATAGATATTCATAGACGATATATTATCATGGGTATATATACTAAATTCGCCCATCTCAATATTGTCTACATATAATGTAGCCATATGACGTTCACCTGACCGGCTCGCGTATGATTTGTATTTAATATCCATTTCAGTTAGACAAAGTTAGACAATCCATTTCAATTTTAATAACTATATATATATGAAAGTGATTATTGTAGACAAAGTAATGACGGATAAACAAATAGAAGCATATGAAGGCAAAGAGATTAAACGTTCTATGATAACTCTAATACTAACAGAAGACACCGACGTCTATACAAAAGATAACCTATTGTTATGTAGGTTTCGGAAAAATGTATTAAATAAAAAAAAGGTGAAAGATTTTTTTGATAATGTAATAAAGTTTGCTATGAATGTAACCACCAATCGCGGTACAACATCTGGACAGAAAAAGACAAAGAAGAACGTAAAAGACAATCCAAAAATAATGGCTAACATACTTGGATATATGGATGGTTTCTCGCCTTCACAAAAGTTTAGTATGAAGAGACAAAATATATATCCAAAGATAAATGTAAGAGAAAGTAGGTTCAATATAGATTATCATGATAACTGGAAGAAAGCTTATCCTATGTTGAAGCAGATTGATACTCTTTATAAAAAAATAGTTCCTACTTATTATAAGAAACAGAGACAAAAGGCGGATCAAACCCATTACAAAATAAGAGATACTGCGTTTACAACTATAACAACCAATGTTAACTTTAAAACTAGACTTCATAAAGATAGAGGCGATGACGACGAGGGGTTTGGTAACTTGGTTGTTATAGAAGATGGTAAATATGAAGGAAGTGAAACTTGTTTTCCGCAATATGGTTTTGGTGTAGATGTGAGACAAAATGACATATTGTTTATGAACGTTCACGAATGGCATGCTAACTTACCTATGAAGCCTGCTAATAAAACAGTAAGACGCTTATCGGTTGTATGTTATTTGCGAATGAATGTATGGAAAATAACAAAAGGAATAGATAAAGAAGTCTTACGCGAACATGACAAACAAGTGCGAATGTTAGGAAAGCATCCCGAACGACCTATCAGCCCCATTCGATAATCCACATAGTACACCTAGATGTATCACGCCACTGTTGATTCTCTATCTCCATAGGTATATCTTCTACATTACAACGTTTTAAATACCATTTTGCGTTTGGTCCTGCTTTTATAATTATATTAGCCTTAATTTCATAAGCCAATACAATTAATCTTTCAAGTGGAAATGATTTATCTATTCCGTGCGTACCAACTCGTCCAACTCCGTTCAATGGTTCCAAATTATACTTGGAACCATAAAATACATCCACCCCATTTTGTTTATCAAGTTTATTAATGTGTTCCATTTGTTCCAGTTGTATTATGTTTTCGTTTCAATTTTAATAAATTGAAACGAATTTAATTAAATAAACATTCAATGGAATCTACTATTAAGAAATACACCAACTCGAAAGGCGTGTCTCACGATGCGCATTTTAATGCTCGTGGAAAATATATTGGTTCTGTAAAAAAGCTCGGACCAGTTCCAATTCAACTGGTCCAGATAGCAATTGCGTTTCCAGTTCAAGAAAATAAACTACGCGACCACAACGCTAAAATACAAGAATTTGAGTTAGAAAATAAACAACTACGCGAACACATCTCTCAAATGGCTAATCTATATAATAAAAAATGGTTGACACCTCAACCGTTTTTTATACTACCAACTAATGTCTTCCACTACCACAAACGCGGCATCTTTTGAAATAATGCGATCAACTTTAATGCGTACGTGTTCTTTTTTTTTCATTTGTTTGTATATGTTTCCTTTATTTAGAGATTCGTACACCCTGAGTGATATCCGAACTCCATCCTTGTTCTGAATTTTTCGCTCAATCAAGCCTTCAGCTATTTTAGAAGCGCTTATCAACTTGTGAATGTCTGACATCATATCAGACTCTTCGACAAAAGATTGTATGCGCGGACCACCAATCACAAAGCCATTTTGGTAAATCATTTTAAGACGTTTGGCAAATATTTCTTTTTTTGTAGTAGTAACCTGAGAGACAATTTTGTTGATTGAAAATACCAAGTAAACGCAACCAACTCCCTGATAGAAGTTTAGAGACTTTCCTACGGATAAACCACCGTGACCGGCATAAATGGTTGGAACAATTCCAGCTTCAATGGGTTTATCGCCAGCCCATTCTCTAATTTTGTATCCCTTCGACGGAATGCTTTTCAGTATTGAAATCACATTTTCATCATTCACCCAGTCGGTTTTTCTTTGTACTGCGATTGAAATAACCGCCGGGTCAATCATATCTACGTTTACTTTTTCAACTTTAGCATACTCCAACTTATCACGCGAAGTGTACACAAGATTCATACCTGTTTTAGGCGATGTCACTCCAAGTGTATGGAAATAGGCCACATAATCGGTCGGGCCATCGATATTGTTTGCGTGAATATAGAAGAATGTTTCTTTGTTTAAATATAGACCTTTTGCGGGGTCTTTGTAGCCACAAAACCTACCCATAAGACCTTGTAGCAATGTATCTGCGTTGGAACTCTTAGCAGTTTCCATACAAAACATAACGCGCCGCTTGTCATTGATAGTTTTTCCCATTTTAAGTTTCCCTTTTACAACAACCACGTGAGATTTTGAAGGTTTTGTCTCAATCGCCCGAGTTAGATCGTCATCGTCGGAAGAAGCATCATACAATCTCAGTTCAACTTTATACTCTCGGCAAATGCTTTGTAACATCTCCAGTTTATTTTCACCTTTGTCTTCGCGCAGACGAACCAAGCCTACTTTAGATTTTGTTTTACTTAGTTCTTCAACCAGTTTGCGCATTTGGTCTTTGTAATCAGTGAATACACGAATGAGACCATTTTCCAACATGTTCGCTATGCCGTAATAGTATTTACTCGTCTTTTGAAAAATAACAAGTTTATTTGTATTTTCAGCATCAATGACTTCGGAGAAAGGAGTTGCCGAGACAGATAAGCAATATACGCCGGGTATAGAATCCATCCCAGCCGGACAAATACCGCATCTTGCGCAAAACCTATCCACTTGTTGGTCGTCACTTTGTCCGTAGTGAGATTCGTCCCAAATGTAGAGAGTTGGTACGTAGTGATTTGGAATATAGTGCTTGAGTTCTGCCCCCCAAACCACCGTGGCAAAATCTTTGACTCGTTTCTTCGTCTGATCCCGCAACATAGTCTCACGATTTCCGCTAAAGACGACCACTTGTTGTACGAGTCCAGATTCCAATGCTTGTTTAGCAACAGCCGAATAGGTAGTTGTTTTACCAGATTGCATTGGAGCCACCAATGCAACAAATGACTTACTCCTAAAGTGGTGCGTCACCAAACTAGTCGTGTGTTTTCGTGAGTAAGAGATAACCGGCATAATTATGTAGTTGATCGAGTAAGCGTTATGATATTTTTCGACCCATTTCAATTTTATAATCGAGAAATGAGTATGAAAATCGAGAAATGAGTATGAAAATCGAGAAATGAGTATGAAAATCGAGAAATGAGTATGAAAATCGAGAAATGAGTCTGAAAAAAAAATGGTTGGTACACCACCCAACACCACTTTTTTATTCAGAGTCCGAACTTGTCTCTGGAATCTTAGACTTCTTTTCTTTCCTTTTCTTATTCACTTTTTCCTTTTCCACTTTTTCCTTTTCCACTTTTTTCTTTTCCACTTTTTTCTTTTCCACTTTTTCCTTTTCCACTTTTTTCTTTTCCACTTTTGCCTTTTCAACGTCAGACGACTCTTCTTCAAGTTCAGACTCTTCCACAACAAAATCGTTACACGACTCCGTCTCAGACTCAGGTTCAGACTCCGCCTTTTCATCTGGCATATTAGACCTCTTTTCTTTTTTCTTTTTTTCCACTTTTTTCTTTTCAACGTCAGACGTCTCTTCCGCAACAAAATCGTTACACGACTCCGTATCAGACTCAGAAGTCATTACCAACTCAGACGGTTCAGAAGCCTCTACAAAATCGTTAGACTCAGGAACCGGTTCAGAAGTCATTACCAACTCAGACGGTTCAGAAGCCTCTACAAAATTGTTAGACTCCGCCTTTGGTGTATCCACACGGGTAGTCTCAACAGATTTATTCTCGCGCTTTTTCTTGTCATATTTCTTCTTCTCGTCAGCGATTTGTTTTTCCGAAACCGCTTCTAGACCTCCATTATCAAGAATGAACTGATCGATATGTTGTTTTTTGTCTTCGCGAGACTGTTTGCGGGCGTCCTTCTCTTCTTGTGTCATTGGTGATTTGTCTGTCTTGCTTTCTGGCTTGGTCTTGCTTTCTTGAAGTTCGCTAATCAATCGGTCAACCATATCAGGGTCTTTATCATACAATAGTTCAAGCACCGACTTGAACGAAACCTTTGCGGATTTGATGTTTACTGCGAGTTGTGAAGACATGTTAGAGGCAAGCTTCAAACTCATATTTTTATCTATTTCAATTTTATATTATTTCAATTAAAATTGAAAATGAAAATGAAAAATACACTTAACCAAATGAATAACCAAATGAATAACCAATCGGAAAATCAAGAGTGGTATATTACCCCAGCTGGCATTAGAATGGAATTCATTGAGTTCACGCCCCACTTTATAGAAACCCTAGAAGACCCACTCGATTACTTCTTTACAAGGTATGATATTTTAGAATATATCGATTATTTTAAAAAGAATGGGATTGATATCACGATAATTAAGATAATGGAAGAAGATAACATACGGAATTTGCCTATGGATTCATCTGACCAATTAGATATCATACAATTCGGACAAATGTTGCGCCAACACGATATTGCTGGGTAAACAAAAACGTGTGGGGAAACCCACATTTTTTTTTTTAAAATTGAAAAACTTATTTGTCTCAAACAAAATGTACCTTATGTCTGAATAATTATTATCTCAACCTATGGAACTACCTATTGCTACTATTGTTGGAGGCACTATTACGTTGGAATCATTGAAACAAGAACACGCAACATTGTTGGAAAACATCAAAATTCAACGTGAAAACTATGGCGAGTTTTGCGAAGACATACAAGAACTCAATGATACTCTTGGGCCCATTGAAGAAAAACCAGAACCTTATTCCAACGGAACTATCAAGACACGCCCTATTCTCAAGAAATATGCTATGTCTTTGTGTGAAAAGTTGGATTTGGATTTGCGTATTGAAATCGCAGAAGAAGCGTTGCGTGATGTTGACCTTACTCCTCAACAAGTCAAAGCAGATATGAAGCATTATGTTGCGGTGTGTGAAAAGAAAATTGCTTCTCAAAAAGAACTTTGCGAACAACTACAAGAACAAGTGAAACAATTGATGGATGTGGTCAAGTGTATTGTCACTCACCCCATATTTGATAGCGATTTTGCGAAAGATGCACTAAGAACTACTAATGAACAAGGACAAGTGATTCTTATCCCAAATCGTGAACCAATTTCATTATTAACTTATTCTATAAAGAAAGATATGCCAAACGTGCAAGACTTCTTATTGGAACAAGGACTTCAATGTGACGGGAAAATTAAATTGTCACATCGTGGTAATCAAAACGTGATGGTATTATCTTCACTTCATTACGCAGTTTACAAGAATGATATGACAAGTGTACAAAAAATGTTGTCTACTGGTTCAAATATTAATGGTAAATCAATATTATTGGATGATACAATTGATTACGATTACCGCGTGAAAGTTGGGGGCCATTCCGCTGGTCCCTTTAAAGAAGAAACACTTGTTTCAGTACTTGAAATTGCGTGTAAAAATGGTTCGCTAGAAATGGTGAAATTCATGGTGGAGAATGGCGCTACAATTGGAGACACGCAATACCACGTGCCGAATGGTACAGAAGGCGATTTGGTTGCTGGATATTTACAAACACATGGGTCTAAACCAGTAATTAGGTTCTAATAAACAAAAAAAAGTGGGGCAACCCAACTTTTTTTTTAAATTTAAAACATAAATGGATTTACCTATTCGCACGGAATCCAAATGGACATTTATGATATCATACAATTCGGACAAATGTTGCGCCAACACGATATTGCTGGGTAAAAAAAAATCGGTTGGTGACAACCATTTTTTTCATCGCATTATGCGGCATCGTGTAATCACGGCATCAGGCGGATTTATAGGAACGCTTTTTCAATGAGAAGCATTAGTTCCGATGTTGGTTCAAATCCTGCTTTTGGGTAGTAGGAACCGCCACGTTTAGGTTTTGCTCCATAGGCAATCATCTCTTGGTATGTAAGATTCATGTAACAGTCAGACAACTGAAGAATGTTGCGATCTTGTGTTTCACTAACACCATGAACCAGGTGAAATGTGAATATGTCACTAACACAATCCCAGAAAATAAACACGTCTCCGTCATTCGCTTTGTTTTGAGGAGCGTCTTCCCACTTGATTTCCCCGTAGAGTAGTTCGTTGAACTTAATGCGAGAAGCGTTTGTATCCTTAACCGGGATTGCGGCACAAATTACTCTGATATCGGTTTTGTATTCGCACTCCATAGAATTGTTGCTCAACTCGCCCAGCATCTCAATCAATAAATCTGGATGCTTCTGTGACAATAGCACCACCACGTCAACGCACGTCTCAGGACTCGAGCGAATTTGTTCAATAGACATCTTTAATAGTTCAGCAAGCGTTTAATATATTGATATCTTCGTTTCAATTTTATAAAAGTTTCTAAGATTTAAAAAAAAGTTGGGTTTTTTACCCTTTTTCTTTTTTTTTAGTTGTACTTGAATGTTTCATCTTGTCATCCAGTTCTTCAATTGTTCCAGTTTTCTCATCTTCTTCAATGTCCTCTACATCTTCAATCGCTAGACATCTTAGTTCAGCATTGCTAGAATTTCAGTTTGATGGACTCAATAAAATCCTCTTTGCTTGTAGGAATCAGCTTGCCGTCAACAATACGGTATATTACATTTGGTAATTCAAATGTTAACCGTTCAATGTAGTGCTTTTCTGCTTGAAGCAGAAGGCTTTCCGAAAGTGATAAATTAACCACTCCCCACTTCCCAAGCATTCCTCGCGTGATTAGGATTTCTTCATCTTGAGTCTCCGCATCAAACCCCAGGGCCCACCTTTCGTCGCGCATCGCATCCAACTGAGCTTGCTCTGATTGCGTACACCAAAGATAGAATATTTGTTTCATTTTTAATCAGTAGGGCGCAAGCTTGAATCGTCAGGATTTAACGATTTCAATTTTATAAAAATGGTTGGAACTCATCGTGCTAAGGCGGTAACTTATTTGCGAAAAAAAATGGTTGACCATTTCTTCGCTTTTCGCGGCATCGTGTATTCACGGCATCACTATTAGTGGCATCGCACTATGGCGGCATCGTGCTATTCACGGCATCAAGGTATCGTATTTAACGACATCTTACCAACCATTTGGTATTTTCAAACGGAACCATTTCCGCTTTTTGTCCCACGACCACAGAATGGTTTTTCCGTTTCTTGTTTCTTCCCCCAAAAGTTGATATCCATCATTGATTGACAATAGTTCCTCCATGAACTTTGAATCGTGTTCGTAGAGTTCCGAGTAGTATGGCATTTGAGTATCAGAGTAAGGCAAGCGACAAACAATAAGGTTTGTTCGTTTCAATTTTTATAATGGTAACTTATTTGCGAATTAAAAATGGTTGACCATTTTCTTCGCATTTTGCGGCATCGTGTATTACGGCATCACCCGTAGGCGGCATCGTGTATTACGGCATCACCCGTAGGCGGCATCACCCGTAGGTGTTCTATTCGAGTTGTTCCCAATCATCGACTTCAACTTGTTCAATGACCAACTCTGGTTCGGCTGCTTGTTCGACTTTGCGAGTCGGTTTGGGGTTCAGCGAGTCCCATTCAATCATGCGTTTATCCAATTCATCTTTCGTTAACTTTTGGGAAATGCCAAAGATGCTGGGCGCGTTTACGGTCGTCAACCCATTCTTGTACCGCCAGCGAGCGTCCTCGTATGATTCGATACGCAAATCGAACTCGGTTTTTACCCGCATCCGCGATTTCTGCTCGGCGTGCCATTCGGTCACTTTAATGCGATGATCAATCAGAATCTGCGTGATGTCGATTAAACGAATATGAGAGTATCTTGGTCCGCATTTTGCCTTGCGGAATTTCTCAAGCTTCGGTCCATTGGACGGCTGCGAATCTTTGTTGGTGAACGCGGCCTTTTGAAGTATCTTCGTCCACTCGCGTTGGTGCGACCTACGAATCATGACATCATCGTGCTGGAGGTTGGCTACCATTTTGGCGAAGTCAAATGATTGAGAACTCGTGATCTCACTTGTGGCCCATTCGGAGAGGTTCGCCCATTGGTGTGCTTGAAGCGGTCGGGTTGTTTCGAAGTTTCCGCTGATGCGGGCAGGGTTCAAAGTAGGGAAAGACATCTTAGTATAGGGTGTGGCAAGCATTATCTTGTTGTAAAAGTTTGTTTCAATTTTTATATTAGCGTTCCAATACGACAAAAATAGGATTGTACGATTAAACCAATCAAGCGCTACTTTACATCCAACTACAGATGGACGAGTTACAGACTAGTCGTATCCATTACGACCATCGAAGTAGTATTGTTTCGACATGTTAGCAGGGCAAGCAACCGATTGGGTTGGTAATTTCAATTTTGAAGGTTACTTGAGGTCAAGTATGTCAATCGGGTCGCTTGAGGTCAAGTATGTCAATCGGGTCGCTTGAGGTCAAGTATGTTAATCATGCCACTTGAGGTCAAGTATGTCAATCAGGCCACTGAGGCCAAGTAATACCTTTAAAATTGAAATGAAAAAATCCAATCGGTTGTTGCTTGCCTCTCAATTATATTAACGATAATGACTTCCTTCCCTGTAATCGAATCAGCTGTCAAGACTGGTCGCACTACGTACAAGGAGATCGTCGTTCGCTTGTGTGAGCAGGACTCGACTCAAGCAGCCGATATTCTGTCCCAAGTATCGTTGGATGCCAATGACCCGAAGATTCTGCGCAAGAAGCACCGCGTGGAACAAGTACGCAAGTTTGGTAAGGAAGATAAAGAGAGCATCAAGATTGCTATGAAGGCGTATGACGATGCGGACCCATACAAGATTAAGCGAACGCCACCCGTGCGTAAGTGGACGGACGAAGAAAAAGTGTATACTAAAGCCAAGAACGCGTATATCAAAGTCGAGAAGGCCAAGCTCAGTGAAGACCTGTCAGTCGCAGAGATGAAGCGGCAGCTAAAATCATTAGGCAACGCCTACACCAAAGCGAACCCCAAGCCTGCTCCTCGCCTGATGCTACCTGTTCTGCCACCCAAACCGGTCAAGCCTGCCAAGTCGACCAAGTCCAAGACGGCCAAGCCGGCCAAGTCCAAGCCGGCCAAATCCAAGCCGGTCGAGCCAGTTGAGTCCGATTCGGAAAACGAACTAGTCGAAGAATAGCTCACCAATCTCACAGATTCCGCCTTAGAGCGATGCCGCCTTAGAGCGATGCCGTAATACACGATGCCGCGAAAAGCGAAGAAATGGTCAACCATTTTTTTTCAAAATTGATGCTTACATGAAAAATGATTGTTCATTTATCGCATCGCTTATTGCGGCATCGTGTATTACGGCATCGCTTATTGCGGCATCGCTTATTGCGGCATCGCTTATCGCGGCATCGCTTATCGCGGCATCGTATTTCACTTAATCAGTTCGCATACTAGGCTGTCATAAATGTGAAATCGTTCTCCATTTCACGCCACCACGAGAACTTGTCTCCCGTGTCATATACAGGCTCTTCGCATACAGGCTCTTCGCATACTGTATCCGTGTCTAAGCACGCAAATGAGTTCCGCTTGTCATATATGACCTTCGCGATTGGCTTGGGTGCAACTTGTCTCTTAGGCGCGATAAGTCTCTTAGGCGGTGCGAACGACGCACACTTTTTAGTCGAGTGTCCTTTCTTGCCACACTTGCCACACGGAGGAACCGTAGGGCATTCGTACACGACGTGACCGTCTTTTTGGCAGTAGTAGCAGGTAGTTTTTTTGGTAGACATGTTTAACGTTTGGTATGGAGGCAAGAGTCAGTCTATTGGAAATAATCGTTTCAATTTTAACACTACTTCATCAATTGCGTCTAAAATTGAAATAGAGATTCTCAATTATAAGAAGCTTGGCGAAACTACAAAATGACTTTGACAAACGAAACGACTGTGAACGAAACGACTGGGAACGAAATTGTGCCTACTGAGTTTGTGCCTACTGACGAGAACACGTATGAACCGGACGAAGATGATTTTCAGTACAATGAATACGAAGCAATACTGGAAGCGATTGGAGCCGGCGAGAATGATTGGATAACCGTGTACCAATTATCCGGAGATGGAACGAATGCCGAGATCATTATCGGTGTATCCGGACAAATCGATCGATTCTTCAAGGTATCTTGTCTCATGACAAGCAATACATTCAGGTTTCTGTGCATAGACTTCATCACAAGCACAGTTGTCACTCGGGACTCTATAGAGCGTATCAACGAATATCGGGTACGTCTTGGACTTGTCCCATGGACTTTGGAATCCGCTTACAGAGATTACTTTAGCTGGCGGGGTTGGTAGCGGTGTCTAAGCGCCCTTGGTGCTTTCAGGCTCATACACTTAGCCCCTCCGGTTTACGTGATTACACGATGTCGCAAATGCGATGCCCACTAATAGTGATGCTGTGATTACACGATGTCGCTAAATCGAATGTCTTAAAAAAAAATGGGCTGTTGCCCGCTTTTTTTATTTTACTTGAATCTGTTGAGTAATTCTTCAATGAAAGGTTTTTTCATCGCGGGTACCTTAATAGGTACGATTCCGGCTTTAGCAAAGTATACTAGTTCAGCTGGTGTCGCTGCTCTCAAAAACACTGGTTCGCTAGGTTTTTCTTGAACATTCAAGAAGAGATCTAGAAGTTGTCCGGCGCATTTATTATAAGAATCCATAAAGGTTCAATAAAAAACAAATGTTTCAATTTTATAAAATTGAAACATTTACCTGTTCACATTAATGGTATGTCTAAATCTTTCTACTTCGATGACCTTGTCATGGGTTCAATATTGTCTTTCATTGGTACGAGGAAGCGGGTTGAACAACAGCTTACAGTTGGTGTTTATGTGATACTCAATGTAGATTTGTCGAAGTGGCGTACGACCAATAAATTAGTTCTGTGTTTTCACCGGTTTAAAATATCGGGCGACGACGGCAATCGCGTCATTATTTCAAAGATGAAGAATGGTGTATGGTGTAAACCAACCATAGAAGATATTCATATCGACGATGGTATAGAAACCATCAAGTATAACCTTCCAGCCGTGTGGAGGTGGATCAAGCCTAAACACAAGCTAGAGTCTTTATTTACCAAGAAAGAATGGCTATCACTCTCTGAGAAGGATAAGATTAAGCGTTACTGTACAGAGATAAACGAAGACATACATGAATGGTGGCATAATTTCATATAACTAGTTCTAGGTTCGAAAACGAACCTATTATGAACTCCGAAAACCAAAAAGTAAAAATAGCTATTTAGTGACGAATGATAAACCATTTTTAATTTATAAAATTGAAACATTTACCTTAGGGTTGAATTCGTTATGACGTCATATCGCGAAGCTTGTATCGACTTCTCTCCTGGTATTGAACAAACACTCATTATGATTGAAGCGGACCCCGAACCCTATGCGATTGGTGAGAAAAAGGTGCGAGGGATGAATCTAATTCTCAAGAATTATGCGGTATCTATTTGTAAAATGGAGACATCTGCTATCGCTCAATGTTCTAAATGTATTGACGAAACGAATATTGTTTGTAAAAAGACAATTAAGAAAGAGCGCAAAATATATATGCGTGAGTGTGGTAACGACAAAGAAGCGATGAAATTATTTGAAGCCAACATAGACACGTCTAGATTTCATGTTAAGTGTGCTTTTTGTAAGATTGTTGAATTATCTGATGAGTCTAGACTCTACAATGAGTTTTGTGAAAAATACAAATTATAAAAATTGAAACAGATTATAACTTACTACAAATGCTTACAAGGATTAAAATGGAACACGTTAGCACTCAATTACGCCTTGAATTTTTGGAATATGCCGAGGATAATTGGAAACAAAATTTTATAAAACTCAAAAAAGATTGGCTCAATAAGCGCAAAAAGCGAAAATACTCGTTTGATAGCAACTTTTCGTCTTACTTGCGTTTAGTACGACAATATGGATACGTTTACAGTGAATGGGATAATCCGCAACAAGTTTATAATGTAGCTATCCGATTACTTGCAGAAGAAGTAGTCTACAACGTTCAACCTATCATTGATTATCCAGTCAAACGACGCAAGTAAAATAAAAAAAAAGTGTGAGGAGGTGGACCACATTTTTTTTTTCACGAGAAATGAGTCAGATAATTCAGAAACCAGTCAAAAAAAATATGGTCCACCTCCTCACATTTTTTTAGTTACTTCATTTCGTTAATATAGTTGTCCCAGATTTCGTTACGAGTCAACTTCTCGTCAATAGGGTCTTCGCGCCTTAGTTTCGCCCACCGATCGCGACGGATTGCCTTCTCACGAGTTTCTTTTGCGAACTTGTATTTAAGATACTTATTGTCTTCAACTGAGTGAAATCGCTTAGGACGACTTGGGGTGTTGTTCTTAAGAGGACTTTCGAACTGGTATTCCATTGTTTTAGAGTAGGTAGACATTATACTCTTTATCATAGTTTTTTTTCTATTTCAATTTTTATATTTTCGTTGAGTTTTTTTTGTTTTTTTATACAGTATTCTATTGCTTTCGTATGCCCTTTGTCTCCAACTGATAGTATACTCCTCCGTAGTTTTTCAGAAAAAAACCATTCGTGTTTTGCTTCTAAGTACTTAAGTTCCTTCTCATAGCGCTTTGCGCGACGTTCCGCTATATGGTATATAGCACTACATTCGCTTATAGATTTAACACTAGACAATACTCGGCGTATGTAATGAATGCGGTTCATATTATGAACCGAATATTGTCAGTGTTTCAATTTTATAAAATTGAAAGCTTCTATAAATAATCGGAAAAATACAATCATGTTGCCTCAAGACGTTTTAGACATTATCGCCATTTTTTCGGGACAACCGAATGTTATACATACACTCAAACACCAACTTACTCCGCAAGTTTATAATGCTTTTTACAGAAAAAATGTTTCACTTGTATACGGACAAGTTCAGTCTGGGAAAACGGCTATGATTTTCAACCTTATTCGCAAGTCCGCATTACCGTGTGTTATTATCATTCAGAATAGTCTTCTCGTATTAAAGCAATATATGGATAGATTATCTTTGAACGGGATTTCATTCCAGACCGTTAATGATTCATACTTACACGAAAAGGTTGTTATCATTATGCATAACTCTACGCAATATAAGAAATTTATGACTTTTAAACTTCCGTCTAAGTTCTCGTTGTTTATGGATGAATCAGATTTGACGCGATACAATCCTCTCATTCATATGGCTACAAACCAGTTCCATATTACGGCGACTCCATTCAAGTATCTTCCGATTTTTGACCAGATTATACGGATTGATACTCCTACTGATTACTATGGTATTGAACGAGTTTTGTTTTTACCCAAAACTTATAAAGAGGGTACTGATTACGACCCTATCATTTCGGATTTTACTTCCAATTCTGGCGGCATTTTACTTATCAATGAGTTCTCACTTATTTCTCACATGAATGATGCCGCGATAGCTTTGTCCAACAAATACGACCTTCATATTATTGTTCTTTCTTCAATTAAAAAACATTATTTTAAGGGACGGTATAGTACAATTCGTCTTAATACCATTCAATCTATTATTGATTCAGTTCCACATAAGCATATTATCATTATTGCTAACCGGATGGCTAATCGCGGTCTTTCGTTTACAAGTTCGAATTTTAAACGACACATCACTCACCAAGTATTTGGGAATTTTTCAAATATCAGTTGTTTCCTACAAAAATCTAGGATTTTTGGCATATACAATGATTCACCTACATTAAAGGTATTTTTACCTCCTGACAAGATTCCTAATGCTATTTCCTACATTGACAAAATACACTTTACGGATTATTTTATCAAAGAACAAAAAGATATATTATATTATTATGAAAATTGATTTAAATAATTATTATATCTTATTATAAGATGGCTTATCCTAAACAAATCACTACCCTTCACTTTCAATACAAGACTGCGTTTGATGTCTTGAAGTCTTTCGTGTCTGATAAAACTGATGACGAACTTGCTCAAATGGTTTTAGACTTTAAAGCTAAGAAAGACCTATCTAAGGTACCTAAGGAATCTAAAGAACCTAAAGAGCCTAAGGAACCTAAAGAGCCTAAGGAGCCTAAGGAACCTAAAGAGCCTAAGGAGCCTAAGGAACCTAAGGAACCTAAGGAACCTAAGGAACCTAAAGAACCTAAGGAGCCTAAAGAACCTAAGGAAAAAACTAAAGAAAAACCTAAGGGAAAGCCTAAGGAACCTAAACATTAAGAAATAATCGTCATATATTACCCTCTATTTTTATTTCATTTTTTATATTTTATAAAAATTGAAATGGATTTTTTTTTACTTTTTATCTCATAAGACAATATGACTACTCAAATGATTCCTTCCTTTTGCCTTCCTCATGTTCCTTACTTCGTTTCAGCTGAACTTATTACGGATACGTTTAATGATCTTTTCCAGGCAGATTGTGTTAAAGATGTTCACGTCAAGCGCAAACAGTACACACGAAAACATTCGGATGGTAAAGAACAACTTATTGACTACAATCTGTGCTTCATTCATTTCAAGGATGCCGATTTCAATCAAGACGTTCTTGACAAGTGTCTTTTGAAAATTCAAGGCGAACACAAGCATTTCAGAATTAAACCTAATGCTAATAAGCCTTTCTTCTGGAAAGTTTTCATTAATAACCCTACTAAGACTGTTATTATTGATTAAATAAAAAAAAAACAGCGGAGGCGGACGCTTTTTTTTTACGACATTGACTCAATATTATGTAGTGATACATTTTGTCTCGTAAACAATATTTTAAAATACTTATCTAACTAACATATTTCTATTTGTAGCTATATTTCTAGGTATATTTGTAGCTATATTTGTAGCTATATTTCTAGGTATATTTGTAGCTATATTTCTAGGTATATTTGTAGCTATATTTCTAGATATATTTCTAGGTATATTTCTAGGTCGATTTGTAGCTATATTTCTAGGTATATTTGTAGCTATATTTCTAGATATATTTCTAGGTATATTTCTAGGTCGATTTCTAGGTATATTTGTAGGTCTATTTGTATATTTATTGTATGTATTTTTTGGTTTCATTTTGTTATTCGTTTTTTTTTTGAATATTTCGCTTGGATAAATATCAATACTATTTAAAAATCCAACACCATCACGATTCACGTTACGGTTCACGGTACGATTTACGTTACGATTCATGTTCACATTGCTATTTAAACATATTAAATTATTATAAATACTAAAGTATAAAATACAATTTACAAAAGGTACTAAGCTTAATATAATATAAATTACTTTGTTTTCGCATTTTAAAGATTCGTTTATAGATAAAAAAGTAAACAATATCCATAAAATTATTAAGGAATAATACATTACATTCATACGTAAAATATTCGTATCTAAACTTGTCGTAAACGAATATAAATAACTATTTATCCATTCACTTGTACTTATATATAAACTTTTTTTTTCGTATTCTTCTTTATCGCTTTCGGAATTACTTATTTCAATTGTCCTTTTTATACTCATATATATTAACATTTTATTTTTTCGATGATTAACTCTATTCTTGAAACTGTCTGATTACATGTAGAATAAGTATCTTTTAAATTATTTAAACCTTTTATTGACAAAGATAAATATTTTTTTAGTTCATATTTGTCTGATAATTCGTTTTTCTCTTGTAAAATAATTAAACTATTATTAATAATATTGTTTATCTTTTTTATAGTTTCATTACGATTATCTTGTCTATTCCATCTTCTAAACCATTGGGGAAATAGACTTTGAGGTTCTATATTTAGATATGTATCGCGTGTAATAAGTTTTTGATTTATTTCTAATTTTTCAAGTATTTTTAAGTTAATAATAATTTCTTCAATATCCATTTATTTAATCCTATATTTTCCTTCAGAGTCTTTAATCCAATTTGAAATAACTCTGGGAGGGTTTATATTACTATTCATGTCTTCGGTTGAATATACATTATGGTTTTCATCAATATATTGATGAATGCCATTAATTTCTTCTAACCATATAGTAATTTTAGTTACTTTATTTAACTTACCAATATCATCAATCGTTCCATAAGGCGTACCTTTATTATGAGTTCCACAAAAATTACAATCTTTCTTTTTTTTTCTAGTACAGCGTTCATAATTAGACCTTAAAGCACAACATCTATCATAATTCGGAATCTGATTTTTAATACGTTTTCGTTTCTTGAAATCATCTGGTTCTAGTACAAGAGTTTCATAATCAAATATATATTGTATAAAATCTCTACTGACATCATTACCATCTTTATCTATTACATTACGATCGGTTAACCATTCTTTAATGCTATTTTTTAACTCTAATGAAAATGTATCAATCTTTTGTTTAATAGCACGTTCCATGGTTTAGTTTATATTAAATATTTATATCAATTTTATTAGTTGATATTACAGAAATAAAAAGTAGAATAACCATAAACCAATATATATACATTCTTGATATATACTCGTCTATTCCAATAAATGTAATAATTTTGATTAATAAATTATAAAATAATATCAAGAAGAATATCCATAAAATAATTTTGCTTAATGAATCTTTAAACATTATACTATTATGTTATTTTATCCTTTTTAAATTGTATTTTTTCGTTTTCTTGTATTTCTCGATTGTCTTGAATATATTCACATATTTTTTGAGCTTCATCCTTATTTTTATAATATTTTTCCATAATAGATAATAAAGATTTTTGATTTATACCTTTTTTTACTTTATTTTTTACATAACGAATTTGACCACTTTTAACATCAATACAGTCTAAATTATTATTCCTCATAATATTAGTTAAATTTAGGTTAATTGTTTTTTTCTTAGATTTTAATTCTTTCATTTTTTTTTGTAATGATTCTATTTCTTTTTCTATTTCCATCCATGTTTTTATAGACTGTATAAGTGATTCTTCCATATATTTAGTATAATAATCTATTTAGATATTTTTAAGTTATTCTAAATAGTACGATTAACAAATACGAATGTTAATAAAAAATATATATTTATAAACGTATTAATTGTAAACCAATGCCATATATACGTGCCTCAGATGTGTCCTACACTTACACATACAATGGTGATATTTGGTCGGAACCATAAGTCCATCAGGTGGATTCGTATAAGTGTAGTATGGATTTGGTTCTAATTTGGGGTTTGCGTCAAAATCGTACAACTTTGGTTTGAAACAACAATGGCGTGTACAGCATTTACAATTGTTATATTTATTATATAAACATATAAGTTCATCTCGAGTGTTTTCTCTGTATAAAAATGTACACAAAGCTTCACCATTGACCCGATTGTGCGGCCAACCGATAGGTTCCATATTCCCAGTTAGAACTGTATTGATTTTTTCAGATAATTCTTTCATATAGGTTCGGTGTTCTGTGTAACCGAATGAATAAATGTGGCGCATAATGTCTTCGTTTTCAAAAAGTTCGTTCATCATAAGTTGATCAATATTATCTTGTATATTATTATATTTCAATTTTATATATTTCAATTTTTATGCGAAATAACTACTTTATTCTTTTGTAGTGTGAATTTTACAAAATAAATTTATCAATGCATTGTTTTTACAATTATTACCATTTTTACAAATACCTTTACATTTTAATTTTATTTTAGAATGTTGTATACAATAAATTCCGTGTGTATATTTATTTCCGGCTTCATTACATATTGAACAATTCAAAATATTTATTGTTTTACATTGTTTGTAATTTATATTTTTTTTTTTTTCAACTTCATTGATTTCATAATATGGTATATTACCGTCATAATATATTCTACAATATGGACATTTAAATCCTTTAGATAATGTTTTTTTTTGTTCAATTATTTCATAATAAAGATAAATATAATCAAAACTATGATTACACGGTAGCTTTATTAAATTTTCAATAGTTTCTTTACTAATAAGACATAATTCCATAATTATATTCTAGTTATATCTTTATATTATGTCAAAAAAAATATGGGGAAATATTACTTGGAGATTATTTCATACAATGTCTTTATGTATTAATGAAAATAATTATGACCAAATTCAAGCTTCTATTCAGTGTATAATAAACATATGTAATCACTTACCATGTCCTTTATGTTCAAGTGAAGCATCTACAATATTAAAAAAAATAAATGTAAAGAATATTAAAACAAAAGAAGATTTTAAGAGATTTTTATATTTTTTTCATAACAAAGTAAATGAAAAATTAAAAGTACCTAATATTGAATATGAAACGATTGAAGAATTACATAATCGTTCACTAAATTCAATATTAAATGAGTTTTTTAAGGTATATAAAGGTTTAAAAAATAATTCAAATATGATGTTGTATAGTTTTCATCGTGATATGATTATAAATAATACAAAAACTTATTTTTTAAATAACCGAAACTTATATAGATTCAACTAGCTCACCATTTTTGTATACAGCACATTTAAATTTTTGTTTAGATGGACGCATACAAGCTACTTTATTTGAATCAAAATCATTGTAATACAAAAATTGTTTCATAGTGTCATTTTGATATATTAAATTATAATAGATCAATCCCCATATAAACCCAATTAATGCTCCTAATGATACACCTTTACCTGTTGTACAATTAATTTGAGTGGTTCGGGTTACTGTATCTAATGCGAATAATAAAATAAAAAATATAACCAATGGTAGATTAAACATATTATTTTGCATCATTGGAAATAATAAATAGGATAATGTAAATATATATAAAGAGCTGTTAAATGATGGTATGGAGTAATACATTTCATCCCCAAATAATTGACAAAACGGAAAATGATATTCATTTAATTTTTCAGGTGATTCAGCGTTTAATGTTTTATTTAGAATACTTATAAATGCGTACATTATAGATACACCGATTAAATATACAAATCCTTTAAAATTTGAATTAAAAATAGACAAAGTAAACATCATAAACATAATAAAAAAGGGACCAATTAAACTAATAAATCCAAAAATAGTAGTCATATCCATTTTCAATCCAATATGTCTAGCATCGTGTTTTATTTGTCTTACCGTATCACTATATGGAGGGTTCAACATAACTTATAATAAAACAATATTAAAAATTTAATAGTTATAATATTAATGGGAATACCTAGTTATTTTTCATATATACTTAAAAATCATAAACATATTTTAAAAAAAAATTTCATTGTATGTCATGTATTATATTTGGACGCAAACTCTATAATTTATGATAATATAGATAAAGAAGGTCTAATATATGATAACATATATAATTCAATTATGGAGATAATAAGTAAATTCAGTCCTAAAAAAACGTTTATTTGTTTTGATGGTGTCGCTCCTTTATCTAAAATGGTTCAGCAAAAACAGCGTCGTTATAAATCGCATTTAACAAAGCGTATTCTAAATCAATCCAAATCATTCAATTCAAATTGTATTACACCAGGTACTTTATTTATGAATGAATTAAATAATTATTTGAAGCTTAAAATAAATGATACTATGATATTAAGCGGTTCAGATGAACCAGGTGAAGGTGAATATAAGATTTTTAATTATATTCGTAATGAACCTGATGACTTGAACCATATTATTTATGGTTTAGATGCGGATTTAATTATGTTGTCTCTACTTCAACTTCCAAAGCATATTTATTTGTATAGAGAGACAAAATATTTCAAATATTTAAAATATATAGATGAAAAAGTAGATTATATTCTAGATATAGACTTACTAGGCAAACAAATCAATATATTGATGAATAAAGATGGAATTCGTGAATATTGTTTTTTATGTTTTTTATGTGGTAATGATTTTTTACCACATTTTCCGTCTATTAATATACGTAATAATGGAATAGACCATTTATTAGAACATTATAAATTATGTAATGCGAATCTGATTGAAAAAGATAAAATAGTATGGTCTAAATTATGTATATTATTTGAATCATTGTCTAAACAAGAAAAATATATGATAGAAAAACAAATTATATGGAAATCGAATCGTAAATGTCATACAATTACACACGAGGATAGATTAAACTACCTTCCGGTATATGACCGAGACAAAGAAGAATATTTAAAGGAATATCCTGATAAATATAATATGATTTTATTTAATCAAGAAGATGATAGTTCAATATGTAAAAATTATTTAGAAATGTTAGAATGGACTTGGGACTATTATACTGGTAAAGAAGTTGATTTATATAAATATTATCATGTGGGATATGCTCCGTTATTTAAATCTTTATTGAGTCATATACCATTTGATGATGAAAGTTTATTGTCGCTTGATAATAATACTACTCATGTAAATCCACTTACTCAATTATTATATGTTTTACCATACGAAGATTTTAATTTAATACCAATTGATAAAGAAGTAATATTAAAACAATTTCCATGTTTAAAAGCTACCGATTTTAACGTTCAATATACATTTTGCCATTTCTTTTGGGAATCACACGTTGAAATCGGATATATACCTATCAAAGAATTAGATAAATGTGTGAATAATTAATATTTTAATAGTTTAATGTTTGAAGATAGAGCTAGTTTTAAGACGTTTTTAAAGAATAGTAACAAAGAAGTAACTATAATTAAATTTACAGCAAAGTGGTGTGGTCCATGTAAACAAATAGCTCCTACTATAAAAAACTTATTAGAAAAATATAAAAACTCTAATTTTAGATATTATGAATTAGATATAGATGAATGTTTTGACACATATTCTTTTTTCAAGAAAAAACGTATGGTAAATGGTATACCTGCGTTTTGTGTATATTATAAATCTAAATACGACGAAGATACTTTTTATGTACCAACTAAAATTGTTACAGGAGCAAATGATGAAGCTATTATACAGATGTTTAATGAAGCATTGAAAAATAAATAGTTAATCATATGCGTTAAATTACGTGACTATACAATTTAACCATTTATTATATTTTTATCGGATTCTTAAATATAATATATAGTATATATAATGCATAATGTGAAAAAAACCTTTAACAAAAATATACCTGAGGCGACACGTAAACAGAATAAATGGGAGTCTGTTTATGGACCCTACGCAAAAAATGAACAAGGTATGGTATACGCCATCCCAACCAAGTCAAAAGGACGTAACAGTAGAGCGGGGTTTAAGGGTAAAAAGAGACGTATAACAAAGAGACGTATATCACGAATGTAGAAATCTATCAAATAGACCTTATATATCAATGTTGTTTTTCATTGATATGTAAGAATAATATTATTTTATTCTATTTTTATTTTTTAGGGATTTATATCCACCTAAACCATTCACTCGGCTATAAGATGAAATTATATTACTTAAATGTGGAAATCCTTTATTGTTTAATTTACTTTTGGATAAAAGTTTTAAGGACCTATATGTCTTTTTATCGATTATATTATTTATATCATCACTTATATTTATAATCCGTTTAAATTCAATATATTCACGTAGTTTTTTATCATTGTATACAAATGGATTATGATTTATTTTCAATATAAATGTTGGCTCATCGTAGTATTGTTCTGGTATTTCAAATGAATAGCTATTATATTCAAATATTTCTTCTGGGTCTTCTTCAAATTCCTCGTCAATTATAAACCATTTATTATTATATGTAATCACACTACCTATATTATTTGCTAATTGTCGTGGGATATCTCGTAAATTATTATTTCTAAGATCTATCAACGCTACAACCGAATTTGTAAAAGATGGTAAACTATTTATTCTATTATGAGATACTTCAAGTGTTAATAAATTGGGAGGTATTTCGGGTATAGTAGTAATGGGTGTATGAGTACATCTAAAGTTCCATAACATTTGAGGGAAAACTAAATGTTCTATTGGATTATAGCTACAATATAATACTCTTAGTCTTTGTGGTAAATTTGTTATATTAGTTATGTTATTATGTTCACATGTTAAATGTTTTAATACTGGACTAAAATCAGGTAATGTTGTGAAATTATTATGATCTATATTTAAATGTAATAAATGTTCAGAAGGAATTATTTTAGTCAAATTATTATTTGGACACCATAAATATTGTAATGTATTATTCAGAGATAGTTGTTTAAGTTTATTATATCCACAAGATAGTCGTAGTAAATTTCGTGGTAAATATAAATGGGATAGTTTATTTTTCTTACAATTTAATCTTTTTAATTCTTCAGGTAAATTGGGTAATTCTTTCAATCCATTATTACTACAATTTAATATAGATAAGTTTTGTAATTCTGGTAATTTATTTAATTTATTATATTGACAAAATAATTGTTTTAATTCTGGTAATTCTGGTAAATGTGTTAATTTATTATTACTACAATTCATAAGCATTAATATTGGTAGTTGAGGTAATTCAACTAATAGATTATTATCGCAATTCAATACAAGTAATTCTGGTAATTCTGGTAAACGTGTCAATTTATTATTTCCGCAATCTAAATATTTCAATAATGGGTTTAATTCTGGTATACTTGTTATATTATTTCCACGACATTTCAGTTCTAATAGTTGATTTGATAACATAGGAAGTATAGTATTTACTTGATAATAATTAGGTGTAAAATGTATAGTAGTAATATAGTCAATTACTTCATTTAGTTTGTCTTTAGGAACAGACCCCCGATGGACTATGATAGAATCTGTAGTTTTAAAACTCGCGTTTATAATTTGTTCAACTAGGTCACTAGAACTTCTGGTTAATGTAGTAAAATTAAGTATATATTTATTATTTGGTATAGAATCCTTTATATCAGTACAACTGTCTATATATTCAAACCCTCTATCTAAATTTATTTCATCCATATTAATAATAAAATATTTTATTAAACTTAATACTTATTTTTGTAATACATTGAATATCATTTTGATATTGTAATATGTTTGGAAAGATAATATATATATATATATATATGAGTTGGGGAAATAGTCCTGTAAATGTAAATAACCGAAGTTTTGCTAGTATGACACCTCCCAGTCCAAATTCAGTTGATAGTAAACAATCTTATACGAATTCAAATAATGGAACTAATATAGCATTTGAACAATATATGTTTCCAGAAGAAACATACTACAAATATGCTGGAACAAATGTAAATTTGTTGCTATATTATGCTAGTAAATTCAATAATACTGAAAAAATACTTGAGTTACCTTTTACAAATCCTAATTTAATGAAATACGACCACGAGTATAATAGGAATATGAATCCATTATTATACGCAATAGTAAACGATAATATAATTATTTTTAAATTATTATTATTATCCGAAAATATAGACGTAAATTTTTTTATTGATGATAATATGAATCCACTTATTCACGAATTATTACAATTTAACAATTTAAAATATTTGAAGTTATTATTATCACATCCTAATTTGGATTTAACTATTCAAAATAATAAAGGCGACACGGCTATTTACATAGCCGTCAAATACTTTGATAATAATCCCCGTGAATATTTAAAAATCATAAAACAAATGATACAAATGGATGAAAGAATAACACATACATTCAATCGAAGGAATATTTTAAGACTAGCCTTCAACTTATCGGATACCAGCGAATGTAATGAATTATTAATGTTATTATATAAATATCAAACATTACCTGAAGGACGCGAAAAAGACTATATAGAGAGATTAAAGCAATTCAAAGATGCTCGTCATTTTGTTACACATGTAAGTAAGAAACCCCAATTATCCAGACGGACTAAACAAGAAATATTATCATATTTAACCACCAAACCGAAAACTCGGTTTAAAAACATGACCTATAATAATAATGCTAGTTTAAGAGTTGCGGCAAGATCTTACCCATTTAATAATGTTTTACCATACAATATATTAAAACCATATTTATCCAAAACAAAAAAACAACTCTTAGAAAATAAAGAAACTAAACGTCGCCTTGCCGGTAGCCGAAGGGTTCGCAATTATAAAAAAAAATAGATTGTTAATTTAATGTCGTCCTTAGAACAACTTTTGTCTCTATTTGATTTAAGTATACCATTTACTGAATTAGATTTGAAAATAGCAAAAAAAAAAGTTTATATGCTTCACCCAGATAAACATATAAATAATCCCTCTATTGAACCACATTATACAAAATATTTAAATGCTTATAAAAAATTAGAGGTTATCTATAATCATATAAAGCACGAAACAAGTGAAGAACCATTCAAGAAACAACAAGAGATTGATACAAGTTTTAAAGATTATGTAGATAAACATGGATACAAAGATAAAGATTTTCTACATCATTTCAATCATATGTTTGAAAACGTTCATATAAAAACAAAAGACGAAGAATCTGGATACGATGAATGGTTAAAATCTAAAGAAGATTATTATGATAAAGATAATATTGAAAAGGCTAGACAAACATTAATACGTGGAATAATTAAGCACGAAGACCCCAAGGCTGAAAATGTATTTGATAATAAATACGCTGATTTGAAAGAGGCTCATAAGAATACGATTATAGCAATAGACGAAGCCCAAGTATTAAAAGAAACACCCAAATATAAAAACGTTCATGAATATGAACAACACCGAAAATCTTCCTTAGGAAATATTAAGAATACATATGAATCTAAGAAGATATTACAGGAAGAATATAAAAAAAATACACATTCATCATTAAAACTGGCCTATGAATATAAGGATAGACAAGAACAAATGGAAAAGAGACAAAAAGACTATAGTTCCAGATTTTTTACTATTTTATAATATATATGGATGAATTACATATGTATATGATATTTATGGTTATTGTCTTTTCTATATTGTCCTTTTATAGTTACAAGGATAGATATTATGAGTTCATTTATAAATTTAAAAACGAGCAACTAGATATAAACGATTATTTTTTCAAGGATATAAATCATTTGTCCCGTTCGTCCAAACGAAAAATATGGATACATATACCACTTGAACGAAACTCACGTAGATGGTCTAGTTTTGGTTCTCGCACTTCAAATAATTTGAATTTAGATTATATAGTATTATGTATTAAATCTATTATAGATTATTGTGGTCAATATTATGATATTATATTATTTGATGATTCTAATTTATCAAATTTATTACCAGACCAAACGGTAGATTATAGTAAATTATCTGGTGAACTATTAGAAAAATATAGACAATACTCATTGCTTCAAATATTATATACTTATGGAGGAGTAGTAATACCTTCTTCAATGTATATGCGCAAAAGTATAATTACAATTGATAAAGAAAACACATTTTATGTATGTGAACTACCAAATCAAGGAGAAAATTATTCTTTGAGTAACTATATATATTCTACAAAAATGATGGGGTCTAATTCTAAAAATCCTATATTGGGCGAATTTATAAATAAATATTCAGATATTTGTCTCAAAGATTTAACTAATGAGTGTAAATATTTTTCGGATCAATTATTAAAAAAAATGGATATTCCTATGTTAAATGGTAAAATAATAGGAACCCGAGACAAAGATAACAATCCTATATTATTAGAAGATTTAATGGAATCAAAACAACTTGAATTAGACAAGTCTCATGTAGGTATATACATACCACACGAAGAACTTATGCGTCGTACCAAATACAATTGGTATGCTTATTTGAATTCAGAACAAGTATTAGAGACAAATATATTTATATCCAAATATATGTTAGAACATGGAAAACCAAAAATATAATAATATACTATAATGGAAATAGTATATTATTATATCATTTGTATTTTTGTAAGATTATCGTTGGCTTATTCGGTATATTATGTTCAAAAAATGCCGATTCGTTATATGTTTTCATTATTATATTTTATATTATCCATTGGAGAGTTATACCATTATACAGTAAAAAACCGAAAAATTGGAGCATTTAATAATAAAGTATGGTGGGATAGTTTAAGACCTATTCATGCTTTGTTATTTTTGTTTACATCTATAGGGTTAGTTTATAAATATAAATATAGCTATATGTTCCTACTATTAGATACTCTTATTAGTGTATTAGGATATATATTTATGAAACCATAAAAATTATATAATAAATTATCTTATTGGTATAAAAAAATTCCCGAAATACATAGAAATTTAGAGCATTTACTTATGAACTGTCGGAGAGTCAATAAATACACGTGATTCATCTAAAATGACTGTTGTAAATAGTAAAAATATTAATTTGCTCCATTCGGTAGAGACCTGCCTAACTAAATTAAAAAGTAGAGTTTCTAAAAAAAATGAAATACTTTTTATTGAACTACTTGACAACAAAAATTACAACTGCTAATAAATTTGTTTTAAGATATCAAAAAGGTATTTAAGTAAAATTATACCTTATATATAATGAGTGAAATACCTATAGCACTTAAGATTGAACCATCTAACGTAATAACGATGGATATATTAAGATCGTGTCGACGTTGTGGATTTCT